GACAGAGAAATTAATCAGACAACTGATCATAGTGATTTAACTAAACCCAATTTGTATTTAAGTTCATATGAAAAGAATTCAGTTAAGCGTATTATCACTGAGTTTAAAGAGAAGCATAACAAAAGTAAAGTTGTTATTATTCAACCTTATGGTAGCTCTATGCAGATTATGAATAATAGACCCTTTGATTCTACTCATCGCAGTTTAGATTCCGATGATTATCTGTTTATGATTGAAAATTTAAGTAAAGACAGTTTGATTTTTTACTTTGGTGTGCCGGAGCTTAAACATCCTGGCGATCAAATTAGTGTAGATTTAAAAACATTTAATCCTGATTTAAGAATGTTTATGGCTTTAATCAGTGAGTGTGATTATTTTATTGGTTGTGATTCAGTTGGTCAACATATGGCTATGGCATTTAACAAACCTGGTTCTATTTTTATGGGATCAACATTTGAAAAGAATGTTACATATCCTAAACACTTTAAAATTTTTAGAAATAAAAATAAAACTCCTACATACAGTCCTATTAGATTTGGCGGTGTAGACAGTGAGTTTACAGATAGATTAAACGACGGTATTATGGAATTTACAAAAGATGACTTAAAGCATTTTTGTAACATAATCAACTTTGATATGTATAGTGAATAACATCTTTTTGAGTATTTAAAATGGGAATAGAAAAAGTAAAGAATGTAATACTAGTATCATCGGGTAAAGGTGGTGTAGGTAAAAGCACTGTAGCTGCCAATCTAGCGGCTAGTTTGTATAACTTGGACTATTCGGTTGGAATATTTGATGCTGATATATACGGTCCTAGTCAGTTTATGATGTTTGGATTAGAAAATAATCAACCGTATAAGCTAACTGAAGATAGAAAATTTACACTACCCTTTGAATCCTTGGGGTTAAAGATTATGTCAATCGCTAGTACTATCAGAGATGATCAAGCAGTTAATTGGCGTGGCACAATGGCAACAGTAGCATTGAAAAACTTATTGTTCAATACACACTGGGGTGAGTTAGAATATTTAATTGTAGATATGCCTCCAGGTACAGGTGACATACAAATAGCTCTGTGTGATATGATTCCTAATGCACAAGTGGTAATTGTAACCACTCCTCAAGATGTTGCTTTATTGGATTGTAAAAAAGGCATTGAACTTTTTGTACAAAAAAATATTAAAATATTAGGCATTGTTGAAAACATGAGTGGACATATATGCAGTCACTGTGGCAATATAGATAATATTTTTGGAGAAAACGGTGCAGATAGTTTAAGTAAAAAATATTCTATTCCTGTGTTAGGCAAAATCCCTATTGAAACTACCATAAGAGTAAATGCAGATTTGGGTATTCCCATAGCGTTTACTGAATGTAAGACAAGTGAATTATATTGTGATATAGCAAGGAGAATGGAAACACTATGAGACCAATGGTAAAAATGATTCATGCAGATGGATTTTTCCCTGCAGGTGATGCTGAACGGTGTGTAGCAACAGTAAAAGATGTGTCATTTTCAGAAAAAAGTTATGGTTATGAGTTAGAAAACTTTAACATGGTTCTAGGTGGAGTAGAACCTATTCTAAGTAAAGTATTAGGTGAACGAGTAATTGTTGAGCACAAGCGAAGTGGTATCTTTCGTAAACCGTTTAACAATATTATTCACTTTGAAGACTTTGATTCACTAAACGAATGGTGTTTTATTGTAGCATTAGAACCAAATACTTTAAATTTATACCATCACAAAGATCAACAAGGTAACATTGATGCTAAAACTGCATTGAATGGTTGGAATCACAACTATAGAAACTTGTTTGAATGGGAACTACATACTAATGTATTGTTAGAAGCAAATCAAGGTGTGTTTATTAGACCATGGGTGTTTCATTCTCTTGATTCTAACTTAGTTCAGTATTACAGACTTTTTACTGACAGACATTTTAGAGTTTTAATTATAGGTGATGGCGCAAATCGTAAAGAGTTTTCGCAAGAGTTAACAAAACAACTTGAAGGTTCGCAACTATTAGATTCATGGGATACTAGAAAGACACACAAAGATATTGACTTTACAGAACCTGGATTGTTAAGGAACACACACCGAATATTAACTATCGCAAGAAACGGTACACAAGAAACACAAGCAACTATTATTGATATGAGAGCACCATTAAAAGCACAACGAGATATCATAAACGCAGATGTATTAATTTGGATAGATAGTACAAACAGTGAACATAAACAACTTGACTTTGAAATTCCAACTTTTTATGATGCACGAATTACTGATATAAATATAGAACAGATCAACAGAGTGGTTGAGATTATTAAAACAAAGAGGATTGCAAATGAGTGAAATTATAAATGAAGTTACAGAAGTAGTGCAAATAGAAGAAGTATTAGAAAAATATAAAAAATATAAAATTTATATTATTGACAATACATCAAGAATGCACACTATTCGTGTTGGTGATGGTTTGAATTTGATTAGCAATGGGGTTACTTATTTAATCACTCACAACAATGCATTAGACTTTCATGATGTGTTTTTAAATATGTTGACCAATCTAGAAGTGTTTTCTTTTAAAAACGAAACTTATTCTATGATTTTTAAGACCAAAGACTTGGTTGGCATACAAATAATTCCAGAAGATTACTAATAGAGCATTAGAATAATTAAACTTTATAAATAGAGTAAAGTTTAATTATTAATCTACTAGGAAATAAAAGTGGCAGCATTATCATCAAGACAAGACTTAACTGATTATTGTCTAAGAAGACTCGGATTTCCTGTAATTGAAATCAACGTAGATGAAGATCAAATTTCTGATCGCATTGATGATGCCTTACAGTTTTGGTATGAGTATCATTTTGATGGTCGTCAAAAGACATTTATTTCTCATAGAATTACAGGTGATACTGTAAACTTAGCATCTGCTTTGACAGGTAATTATATAGTAGGTGAAACTTTAACTGGACTAACTTCAGGTGCTACTACTGTTATAAAGGAAATAGAATCACTTAATAGATTTATTACTGAAGACACTAAAGGTACATTTGTTGCAAGTGAAAATGTAAGAGGAAGTATTTCAAATTACAGTGCAGCACTTCATGCTACTACTTTTTTCACTGCTGGTGATATGAGTAATAAGTATATATCAGTTGGTAATGGTGTATTATTTATTACTCGTATGTTCAATTTTGGTGGAGCTGCTACAAGTACCACAAAAGATGGTCAGTTATTTGATATGATGTATCAGTTCAGACAGAATGACTTGTATAATTTGCTTGGCGCTGACATGATTTATTATACAGCAGTACAAACCCATTTGTCAACACTTGAACAGCTATTGGTTAATCAAAGGCAGATTCGTTTTAATAGAAAAATGAATCGTGTATATATTGATACAGACTGGGATTTAACTTTTAATCCTGGTGATTATGTAATTCTTGAATCATATAGTATTGTAGACCCAACAGAATTTTCTGAGGTTTATGATGATATGTTTCTGAAAAAATACGCAACTGCTCTTATAAAAAGACAGTGGGGCGAGAACATGAAAAAGTTTGGAGGTATATTACTTCCAGGCGGTGTCACACTTAATGGAGATAAGATTTACGAAGAAGCTATAGTTGAGATTGAAAAGATCGAACAAGATATGCAACTCAAGTATGAACTTCCTCCAACCTTTATGATAGGGTAGTCACATGCCCACAAATTTTTATTTCCAATCTGGCAATACTAGCGGCACTACATCTGAACAACGTTTAATAGAAGACTTGATTATTGAAAGTCTAAAAATATACGGTCACGATGTATTCTATCTCCCTCGTACTCTAATTAAAGAAGACACCATCTTTGATGAAGATACCCTTTCTAAGTTTACTCAAGCGTTTCCATTGGAAATGTATCTTGAAAACATAGAAGGTTTTGGTGGTGATGGAGAGTTATTCAGTAAATTTGGTCTTGAAGTAAGAGACAGTGCAACTTTTATATTAGCTAGACGCAGATGGGACGAATTAGTAATAAGTTCAGGCGGCACATTTACACAAGACACTCGCCCGTCTGAAGGCGATTTATTATACTTTCAAAAAACTAATTCACTGTTTGAAATTCGTGAAGTAGAATTCAACAATCCTTTTTATCAAGCAGGCAAACTTTACATCTACAGATTGAAGTGTGAATTGTTTGAATACAGTTCTGAAGTTATTGAAACTGGTATTACTGAGTTGGATGCTGTTACTGAAGAAGATAGTCTTGATATGTTAATTTATCAATTCTTGTTGCAAGATAATACATTATTCTTACTTGAAGATTTCTCTAGTTTAATACTTGAAAGTTATTCAACAACCAGTAGTGATGTACAAACTGATTCTGAAGATTTTAAAGATTTTAATACTATCGAAGACATTTTAGATTTTTCTGAAGTGAATCCTTTTGGAGAAATAATTTAATGTTTAAAAATGTACAATTTTACCATCAACATGTAAAAAAAGCAATCACTGCTTTTGGTACAATATTTTCTAATATTAATATAAATCGCATTGACGGCAATGATGTCACTCAACAAGTACTAAGAGTTCCTTTAGCATATTCTACTAAACAAAAGTTTTTGACAAGAATCAGAACTACAATAGATGAAAGAAGAGATTCAACTGCAATGCTTTTGCCTAGAATGGGTTTTGATATACAATCTTTTCAGTATGATGTAGCTAGAAAAGTAAGCCCAATACAAAATAATAAAGCAATAATAGACGGAGCACCTGTCACCAGTGTTAGCAGATCGTTTGTATCTACACCTTGGAACATGACATTATCGTTATATGTGTATGCAAAAAATCAGGAAGATGGTCTACAAATCATAGAACAAATTCTTCCATTTTTTAATCCAGATTTTAGCATTACAGTAAATGAACTTCCTGAGTTAGGAATAAAAAGAGATATTAAAATTACGTTAGATAGCGTAAATTATGATGACAATTATGAAGGTGACTTAGCAGCAAGACAAAGCATTATATGGACTTTAGATTTTACTATGAGACTAAATTTTTATGGCAATGTTTCAAATCAAAAAATTATTAGAGAAGCAATTGCTAATGCATATACTAGTCTAGAATCTGAAACAGGAACTAAAATAACTGCTTCAATTGAGGCAACTGGAGATGTTGATCCAGCATCACCTGCTGACCCACATATTTTTGTTGTAAATTTTGATGATGTTTATGAATCTTAAAATCATATTACTGAGATAACAATGAGTACATTTGATAGTTTAGACAACACGTTTAAAGTTTCTCCTACTAGAGCTTTAGATGTAAATTTAAAAAAAACAAGAATTGAAAATAACTTGCCAACTCCTTTGCCTGATCAAGATAAAGAGTTGGAAAGCGATTTTCAAGATGCTAGAGAAATATTAAAAAAGACTGCTGATTACAGTGAACAGGCAATACAAGGTATATTACATATTGCAAAAAACAGTGATTCTGCTAGGGCATATGAAGTGGTAGGGCAGTTAATTAAAACTCTTCAAGACAATGCTCAAGGCATATTAGATGTTCAAGAAAAGAAAGCAAAAGTATCTGCAATCAAAAAGATACCTGTAGGAAACAGTGTAACAAATAATAATCTATTTGTAGGAAGCACTAAAGATTTATTACGAGCATTAAATAAAGATGTTATAGAAAATGAGTGATGACAAAACTTCATATCATGGTAATCCGAATCTAAAGAATATCGGTCATGAGCATTCTTTTACAAAAGAGCAACTTCAAGAGTATCTCAGATGTAAAAAAGATCCCATCTATTTTATAGAAAACTATTGTTACATTGTTACCCTAGATCGCGGCTTACAATTATTTAAACTCTATGAATGTCAAAAGATAAAAGTAGATATAATATTAAATAATCGTAAAGTTATTCTCATGGAGGGTAGACAGCAAGGCAAAACGGTTACTGCATCTGCGTGTATTCTTCACTATACTATATTTAACGCAGATAAAACTGTTGCTATCATGGGTAACAAGACTGCTTCTGCTAGAGAAGTGTTAGCACGTTATCAGACGATGTATGAAAACTTGCCTATATGGATGCAGCAAGGTGTTAAGACTTGGAACAAGGGTGACATTGAGTTAGAGAATAACTGTAGAATATTTACAGCAGCTACGACCACATCTGGTATTCGTGGTAAATCTGTAAACTGGTTGTACATTGACGAAGCGGCAATCATTCCAAACAATGTTGCAGATCAGTTCTTTGCTTCTGTATATCCAACAATTTCTGCGGGTGAAACTACCAAGATTCTACTTACTTCAACTCCTCTAGGTTATAACCACTTCTGGAAGTTTTGGAATGAGTCAGAAAAAGGCAGTAATGGTTTTATCAATCACTTTATTCCTTATACTGAAATTCCAGGTAGGGATGAGAAGTGGGCAGAAGAACAATTAAAACTTCTCGGCGAGTTGAAATTTAACCAAGAAGTTTTATGTGCGTTTCTCGGTTCGTCTAATACCCTTATTAACTCTAGAACAATAGCAACATTGAGTTCTAAAGAGCCTATATTTTATAATGAAGATGGGTTATCAATATATGAAAATCCAGAAGAAAAACATTATTATTGTATAGTAGTTGATACTGCAAGAGGCATAGGTAGTGATTACTCAGCTTGTGTTGTTATTGACATAACAAATATGCCATACAAAATTGTAACAACATATAGAAACAATAAGATTGCTCCTCTACTTTATCCTGAAGTTATAGCAAAGCTAGGTAGAGAATATAATAATGCGTATGTTCTTTGTGAAAATAATGATATTGGTGGACAAGTAATTGAAATTTTACATGAAGAAATAGAGTACGAAAATCTATTTAGTACAGTTACAGAAAAAGCAAGACAATTCGTCTCACCTGGTTTTGGTCGCTCTAGTAGACTAGGTGTTAATACTTCTAAACAAGTAAAGAGACAAGGATGTTTTAACTTTAAGTCTTTAATGGAAGAACGTAAACTATTGTGTTTTGATGCCGAAATTATACATGAAATATCAACATTCATTGAAAGGGGACAAACATATCAAGCAGACGAAGGATATCATGACGATCTTGTTATGTGTCTTGTTCTGTTTGGCTGGCTGTCCACTATGCCCTTCTTTAAAGACTTAGTTAATGTTAATACTAGAGATCAGTTATACAACAAACAGATGCAATCAATTTCACAAAATTTGACTCCTTTTATTATGCATAAGGCAACAGATGAACCCAAAGGAGAGGTTATTGGTGGTGATTATTGGATTACTAGTGAGTGGCAGGATACGCTTCGTGAGAATGATTTCAAATATTAATTTTTTATAAATAAACAGATGAATACAAAGTAAGAAAAACATTTTATATAATCTGTTTATAAACGAGGAGAAAAAACATGGCTTTTCAGCTATCGCCTGGTGTACAGGTAACAGAAAAAGATTTTACCTCCGTTGTTCCAGCAGTTGGAGCATCTATTGGTGGATTCGCAGGGGAATTTAGATGGGGACCTGCTAATGAAGTAGTTACAGTTAGTTCTGAAAATGAATTGCTGTCTACTTTTGGTAAGCCTCCAGTCAATAATAAAGGTTGGTTTTCAGCAGCATCATTTTTAGCGTATACTAATACATTAAAAGTGGTTCGTGCTGTTAACAGTACTTCACGAAATGCAGGTTCTACTGCTGGTGTTCTTATTGACAATGAAGATGTTTATGATGCTAGTCATTCAACTGGTCAGGGCAGCAACGGAATGTGGGCTGCAAAATATGCAGGAGTATTAGGTAATTCAATTAGGGTTGAAATGGCAGATTCAGCCGGACCAGAGACTGGAGGAGGTGTTACATTAACAACAATTGTAATCAGTGGAACTGCTGGTCAATTTACTTGT